TCATTAATTCATGACTAGCAGAACCTTGGCGAAGTGCTAAAACTAAGAGTACACAAAATATGCAATTTACGGAATCTACGTATCCGTGCGGTATCGTGCCAGATAAAGCAGTATTACTTATCGCTTCCGTAGACGTACAGCTTGACCACTTCTGGTGGGAAGTAAGGGCCTATGCCCCAGGTGTTAAGTCTTACTTGATTGATTATGGACAGGCAAGCACTTGGGACGATTTAGAGGAAATCATTATTCATCGAGAGTATCCATCGGAGTATGGCGAACCTCGTCAAATAATGAAAGCGGGTATTGACTCCGGCTTCAGAACAGATGAAGTATATCAGTACTGTGCGCAGTACCCCGAAGTATGCGTGCCAGTTAAAGGTGATTCTTCGCACAGTCCTCTAGCGCCGCCTTATAAGATGAGCAGCATCGAAAAGGGCGTCATTGGCGGTATGAAGCTGTACGTAGTGAATACCGATTATTGGAAGGACTTTATATTTGCACGTA